CAGCGTGAGCATTACAGTCAATGCTAGAGCTGCCAAATGGAAAAATGAATGGATGCCGGAAAAGGGCGTGAAGCTCTATCCGGCTATCGTTGTGAAGGACTGGAATATCGGTGGCATTGGGAGCGGATACAGAGATTACAGCGCCGAATGCGGGGCATTCGTGCTGGATGATCTAAGTTTTGCCGGTGCACCTGATTCGCTGACGATGGGTGGCGTGGCAAAGCCGAACGACACCAGCTTCAGCGAGAGAAACCGGACCTTTACATGGAAGAACACCAGCGTAAAGAAAATCGCTGAAACCATCGCGGGCCGTTACAAACTTGAGCTGAAGTTTGAGGGAGACGACCACAGCATTGATGCAAAGGAGCAGGACGGGACAGACAGTGCCTTCCTGCAAGACCTATGCAGCACATATGCACTGGTCATCAAAGTCTACACTTCAAAGCTCTGGGTGTATAACCGGGAAAAGTACAAGGCAAAGGATCCTGTATGGACGGTATATGAACACCAGCCGGTTGGAAATCCGACGGCCTTATGTGTTGAGCCGGGCAGTTTCAAGTGGAACACGAAGCTGACCGGAACGTATACGGGCGGCCTTTATACCTACACCAACAAACAGAAAAAAATCAATATCAACGTCAAGGTGGGCACAGACGAACGCCAGCTTAAACTTACTGGAAAGGTAAGCAGCGAGGCAGACGCAAAAGCCCGCCTGATAGCGGCCATCAAGAATGCCAATCACGGCGCGACCCAGATTAGCTTTACGATGTTGGGCTATCCGGCCGGCGCTTCGGCGCAGTGCTTTAACCTGGTTGGCTATGGAAAGATGGACGGGAAGTACTTCGTTGATCAGCTGGAACACAGCATATCTCCATCCAGCGGCTACAAAACACAGGTCAAGGCCAGCAAAGTAGAAAAGGAGGATTTCGCATGAGCAGTGAAGTGAGATTCGGCAATGTGAGTTCTATCGACTATGAGGCTGGAAAGTGCGAAGTTACTTACCCAGACAGGGACGACACTGTTACGGAAATGGTGCCGTTTCTGTCCAATGGCGAGTATCAGACACCGGAAGTTGATGATCTTGTGCTTGTCCTGCATCCGCAGGAAAGCCCGGAAGATGCTGTTGTGATGGGCACAGTCTGGAATGAAAAGAACAAACCGCCCGAAGGAAAAGAAAAAGTCTACCGAAAGGATTATGCCAACTCACGAGGAAAGGCATATCGGAAGTTTGATGCAAATGCAAAAGAACTGACCGACTATGTGGACGGAAAGAAAATCCTGAAGGCAAAAAGTCTTGAGATCCAGGTGGGCGGTGCAACCGTGACCATCAGCGAGGGCGGAGAAATCAAGGTGACATCCCCGGCGGGGATTGCACTTGCGGCATCCGGTGAGCTGAAAATGACGGCATCGACCATCACCGCAACCGCTGGAACAGTGAACATCCAGGGCGGAGGTGGCGATGTTGTTGTGTCCGGTAAGTCGCTGGTATCGCATACACACACCGGAAACCTTGGCAAGAAAACATCCCCACCCCTGTAAGGAGGTTTTGGAATGTATGTTGGAATTTTCGGCGATGTGATTTTCTCCGTAGGACACCTGCGTGTGCTCACCCCGTCAAACTTTAAGGGGACGACCGGAGCAAACTGGGCGGAACATGAAGTGCTTGGCGGGAAAGCGCGGGCAGAGTATTTATCACCGAAACTGAGGGAGTACACTTTTGATATTCTTCTGGATGCAGCGCTCGGCGTGAACCCTCGCAAGATGCTGAACCGTCTGACGGAAATGTCAGAAAACGGAGAGATTCATTACCTGATTATCGGGTTTGCACCGGTATCGCAAAACAAGTTCCGGGTCACTGAAATAAGCGACAGCTGGGATTCGGTGATAAAACACGGGCTTTTGATGCAGTGCAAGGTAAGCCTGACCATAAAGGAGTACATATGATCGACTTCAGCAGCACGGTGGTTGAGCTGTCCGGTGACAGCGAAAAACAAAAAGAAGTGCAGGACATCGCAAAGTGCCTTCGCACACTGTATTCCACGCCAATCGGGAGCCAAGAGGGCGACAGAGAACTCGGAATCAACCCGAACATATTTGTCGATAAGCCCCTTCCGGTGGCAAAGGGATTATATGTGGCTGAGGTGACAGAGAAAACCGCATCGTTTGAGCCACGGGCAAGAGTGGTGCGGGTGGACTGGCTGGACAGTGATGTGCTGCATGGCGTGGTAATTCCAAAGGTGGTGTACGAGCTTGTCTAAAATCAAAGAATTTGAGAACATCCCGGACATCGACATTGAAGGCGAAGAAACGCTGGAAGAAGCTGTGGCCGATTGCAAGGCACTGTTTGGCAAGTACAACAAAGAGCTTTTCAACGGCGAGGTATCGTTGGAGCGGTGTTCTGAAGCACGGCTTGTCCTTTTGACGCTGGCGCATCGTTCGCATCACAACATGGAGTACAGCACGGCGTGCCTGAAAGCGGAGCTGCTGCCTACGAGCACAGGACCAAATCTGGACAACCTTGCTCCCCTCGTTGGCGTGGAACGCCTAGAAGCCGGAAAAGCCACGGTGGTTATTCGGTTCACGCTGTCCGCGCCGAGAACGAGCGCAACAGGAATCCCGGAAGGAACACAGGTAAGAACGGCAGACAAGCGGTATTTCAAAACCGAAAAGTATGCGGAGATCTTACCCGGCGAACTGACCGTGGACGTAGTTGCTGTGGCGGATGAGGCGGGAAGCAACAGCGATGGGATTGCCGAGGGCGAAATCAATGTGCTGGTGGATCCTATCCCGTATGTGTCCGGGGCAAAAAGTGTTTCTGCAAGCACGGGCGGTACGGATACGGAGGGCGATGATTCATTTACCAGACGCATCAATTATGCACCTTCGATTTTCTCCGTGGCCGGTCCGGTGGATGCCTATGAATACTTTGCATCGAGCTGGCGGTCCGATGTGGCAGACACGAAGATCGTCTGCAAGGAAGGATATACGATCCACATTTATTTCCTGATGGCAGGAGGCAGGGTTCCGACGAAGGAAGAATGTACCGGAATGCAGGAATATTTCGATACAGTAAAGCGCCCGATGGGCGACCTGGTACTTTGCCATGCGCCGGAAGAAATCCCCTACGACATCGAGCTTACTTACCATATTGCTCTGAGTAATGTCAAGAATGCATCGACGATTCAGGAAAATGTGGAAGCAGCAGTGAAGGAGTATGAAGCCTGGCAGAGAAAAATCGGACGGGACATTGAACCGGCAGAGCTGATTATGCGCGTCCGGGAAGCCGGCGCAAAACGTCCGCGCCTGCTGGCACCAGTCGAAACGACCGTCTCTGAAATTCAGGTAGCAAAACTCCGAAGCTGCAAGGTGACATACGGAGGAATCGAAGATGATTGAACTCCACGAAGTCGGCCTGGTCGAAGGGCTGCCGCCTGATGTTGCCAAAGAGCCATGGGTACAGATCCTTGATGCGGTTTTCAGGGAGCGGCGCAAGAAAGAACTGGAAGCTGCCGAACGCTTAAAAATCTACACGGATATTGACCATGCAGACGAAGCGGTTCTGGACATTCTTGCGGTTCAGTTCCGCGTTGACTGGTATGATACCGGCTATCCGATTGAAACAAAGCGCAGGATCATCAAAACTGCGCTGGAAGTCCGTCGGTACTGCGGAACGGAGTGGGCAGTCAAAAAGGCGCTGTCATCGATCTATCCGAATGTGAAGATAAGTGAATGGTATGACTACGGAGGAAGGCCAGGCTACTGGCGCATGAACGTAGACATTACCGATGATGGTGTCATTTATTACACACCGGAAGAAATTGAAAAGCGCCTTGGTTATGCCCGGCGCTGTACCGCTCACCTTGAGCACATCATCTACACCATCGAACCGCATGAACGGTCGCCCGCCTACATCGCCGCCGCACCCTGCGGCATGGCGACATCCTGCACCGTAAAGCTCCCCGGTAGGATCAAGCCGCGGGAGATTGGCGCAAAGGCGTATGTTGCCGGTGCGGTCGGAAGATCGAAAATGCAGGTTGCCGTGGCGCTGCCCGGTGCCGTTGAAGCAAAGGCAGTGAAA